TCGCCGTTGCGGTCCGGCTCCTTGATCAAGATCAACTTCGGCTTGCTGAAGTCCGTACCGCGCAATGCGCCGAATAGTCGGCTGGTGTCTTGGGCGTTTTGCATGAGGATCTCGATCATGACTGCGCCTCCTTGCTCATGGCGACTGCCGCATTCCAGACCTTGCACCACCCGCATTCGGTGCCTGCTTTCGCCCCGTTGTCGCGATCCCATATCCCTGGAATGGTGTGGCAATGCCCTGGTGCATTCCCGTCGCGATGCGTGTAACGAGGAATCTCGTTAACCACACACGACATCACTTCGCGCAGCCGCTCAATCTCCGCGATAAGCTCCAGCACTGCGGCGGGTTCGACAGAGATCACGCGCACGGCATCGATTGGATCGGTTGCATCCAGTTCCACGCATCTTTGCGCGTAAGCCGTCAATTTTGGGATGTCGATCATCGGAACACCTCCTGCAGATTCGCAGGCGCAGTGACCCGCTGAACTTTGTGGTGCGCGCCATAACCGGCAACCACGACGATAATGGTCAGAACGATCCAGATTCGGTTGGTCATGCTGCTGCCTCCTTTGCCCGGATGACTTCGAAGAACTTGATGAGCGCCCACTCAGCGGGACTGAGCTGGGAGTGGCGCGCAGACTTTTCCTCATTGAGCGGTTTTGCGATGGATCCCAGAAAACGCTCCTGGTCACTGCGATCCATCAGGTTCATCAGGTATTCGTCCATCAACTCAGTGACCATCATTCCGCCCGGGTGGGCTTTCTTCATACCTGCGCGCAGGTAACGCTTGTAGGAGTCGTCGCCAAGTCCAGCCAAGATGACCTGGTGGAACTCGAACGTGCTGTAGGGGATGGCGCCGCGCTTGCAGCAGACGAATATCTCTCCACCGCCGACGCCCGGATAACAGAGGTTCATGTCTCCGCAGACGATCACCACGGGTTTCCCGGTGGACGTTCCTGCATCGGTGGCTTTTTCAATCTCGATCTGCGTTGGGCGCGGACCCTTTACTTCCACGAAGATCCCGGCCTTTGGCAGATAGAAGTCAGGGAGGTAGTAACCGTGGCGGGTATTCACCAGGCGCGGTTCGTAATGCCAATCAATGCGCAGCGCATCCATCATCCCGGCCCACCGGGTTTCTGAGTGAGAGCGCATGAGGTAGCCGTCTTTCTGGAAGATGGTCTGGTTCATGAGCGAGCACCTCGCATCATGCTGCGCGCCGACGGCCTTTCTTGTGGGGCCTGATGAGCCTCTGGGCGGGCGTAAGAGGACGGGTCTGCATTCACGAACCGGGCGAACTCGCCCTGGAACTGCAATACGCAATCATTGGGGTGCGCATGCCGAACCTTGACCACGTCGACGTCGGTGATTCCTCTGCCGCCACGATCCGGTTCACTATCCCGGTGCGCCATGATGATGACGTCCGCGTCCTGCTCGATTTCGCCTGAGTCACGAAGGTCGCTCATCTTTGGCTTGGGATCGGCGCGGTTCTCAATGCTGCGGTTCAGCTGGGCCAGCACCACCACGGGAATGCCCAGTTCTTTCGCCAGCGCTTTGAATCCTCGGGTGTACGAACCGAGTTCAAGGTTGCGGTTCTGGATTTTGCTGTTCGGGTCTGTTGCGATCAGACTGAGGTAGTCGACAACGATCAGGCTGAGCTTCTTGGCACGGTGCTGAAATCGAGCAATGCTGCAGATCCGAGAGAATGTCAGGGCTCCCTTGTCGCAGATACGAACATCGGCTTCTGCAAGTCTTGCGACGGCAACAGTGAGACGCGCACTGGCATCGTCGTCTCCAAGCGCTTCGCCGGTTTCGATCAGTTCCTGGCTCACCCCGGCTTGCGCAGCGAGGGAGCGTTTTGCCAGCTCCTTCGTAGGCATCTCCAACGAGAAGATCAGCGACGAACCGCCTTTGATGGCGACTCTATCTGCTACCCCGGTGCCCAGCACGGTCTTGCCGGTGCCTGGACGTCCGGCGATGATGACGAGGTTGCCCGGACGGAGCGTTTTGACGATCTTGTCGAGGTCAGCCAGGCCAAAGTCTTCGCCCATTACCTGAGTACCAGCGCGGCGTTCTTCCATGTCGTCAAAGACCGGGCCAAGGGCCTGCCTCATCGTCACAACGTCCGGCGTTTCTTCCTCGGCATTCAGGCCCATCATCAGAGCCTGCGCGGCCGACAGCTGATCAGCAATCGTGCCCATGCTCATCGCCATGTCCATGATTTCGCTGGCGGCTCGGTACATCTGCCGCGCCTTGGACCGCTCACGGATGATCTTCGCGAAGTGCTTTACGTTCGATGCACCTGCAACGTTGCGCATGATCTCCACGGCGTACACAAAGGTGCTGTCACCGTTCGGAAGTTCGGCACGGATCTCGGAGAGAGCAATCGGGTCTGGCGATACCTGCTTGGAGTGACAGCCGAGGATCAGCGAGTAAAGCGCGCCGTTGCACTCATTGCCGAAATCCTCCGCGCCGAGGAATGCGCCGACATCCTCACACAGAGAGGGTTCGTGCATCAGGCCACCCAATACGCCGTGTTCGGCTTCAAGCGCGATCAGAGGACGTTCCATCACGCACCCTCCAGAACGCGCAGCACGTTCTCTTCGCGAGTCAGGAACTCAAGGTGAGCACGCCAGCCGCGATCGTTCGCGCCAGTCCAGTGGGTGTTAGTCAGGCAGTCGTTGAAATAGCCCTCCCAGAACTCTCCCTTGCGGAATGGCTTCTCGCCGTTGATGTTCAGGTTCCAGCACTTGCGAATGTTGGCCTTGCGCTTGTCGTTGAGCTTCAGGCACTGAGGGAGCTTTTCGCCGCAGATCCGGTTGTACAGGTCCTGAATGCGAGTGAACGGGATGCGCTCGGCTTTGGCTGCTTCAGGTTGATCATGGATCGAGGTGTCTTGCTGTTCCGCTTCATGCTGGTCATCGGCATCGGTCGAAGCGTCAGCGGCGACAACTGCGTTAGCAGTAAGATTTGTATTTCTTTCTTTTATGTGTGTAATTTCCAACACAGTGGCAGGTGTCTTTTTTACACACTGTGTAGATTTCAACACGGTTCGTTTTGGCTCAAGTTTCCACTCGTTTGCTGGCAGGAAACTGATCGGATCACGACTGCCCCCATCGCGGTACAGCACTCGCTGACGGATCAGGTCGTTGATAGCCCGAGAAACGTTCGCACGCTCCTTCTCAGCCAATTCATCGGTGCCATACATCATCTTGGCGATGTACAACGCCGCTACCTTCACAGCCTCCTGGTTGTAGCCAACAGTCAGTCGATGAATTGCCAGGGCAACACGAAGCTCACGCCCTGACAGGTCGGCCCCTATCAGGGCCTCGTAGAGGTCGTTATCCATACGGGTGAACCCGCCGGTATTGCGAAGTGAGATGACATTGCTCATGCGCGCGCTCTCACCAGGGAGGCCTTGAGGCTGTTCACGCACTCACGACGAAACCGATTCTTTGCCTCGGTTGAGTACTGGAATCGGATCATCTTGGCGGCGAGCATGGCTGCTGATTGGTGGTCGGCGATTTCTCGCGCCACGTTTTGCGATTCGGAGTTTTGTGGCGCGGGCTTTTTCAGGGCCTGTACATCGTGATTCTGTGTGTGCATAATCAGCTCCAGAACGTTGTGCAAACAGCTGTAGAAAAAGCCACCCTTGCCCGGTGGCTTTTTTGTGCCTGCGATTTGGTGATCCAGCTATTCAAGGTCTTCATCAGCCCCTCCCTCTCCCTTTTCAGGGCCTGTTGAGTCCCGGCATGGGTCTCGCTTTGGTACTGGCAGGTTCCGGACTTTTCCGGCCCCTCTTGGCCTGGTCTTCTCGAAGAAACGCTCTGTTCCAAGCTTTGCGGCGTATTGTTCAGGCGTCATGCCTGCTGCTTTTGCCAAACGTTCAAGCTTTTCGTAGAGCCGCCCCTCGATCCCGTGGCAGATCGTGGTTTCGGGCACGTAGGCCTCCTTCCGGGCCTTCAGGCCAGCTGGCGTTTGTCGGTAACATCGGTCTCGATGATGCTTTCCAGCTTTTCCTCAACGCACATGCGCACGAAGACAGCGAGCTGAAGCTTGTGAAGCTTCGCGACGGCCTTCAGGGCCTCGTAGGTTTCATCGTCGTAGCGGGACTTGATCTCCCGGTCTTTCAAATGGCGCGGCTCGTCGTACATAGGTTTTTCCTTGTGGCTGATGAGATGGTTAAGCGGCGGATTGAGTTGGTTCAGTGCTGCGCAGGTACGCCCAATCAATGTCGGGGCGCATGTCCTCGCAGGTGACGGCACGAGCGGATTCGCGCTCGATGCTGATAGCGAGAGCGGCGCCAGGGCGGCGATAACCGTATGCAACCTGCTTCAGTTGGCCAGCAGTGGTGCCGCAACTGGCCGCAAAGCTGTCCAGCGTTTGTTTATCAAATGGCTTGATGTAGTCGTGCAGATTCATAGGCACACCTCCGTATTGCTCGCAGATTAGCAACTGCTAATCCGACAGGCAATAGCAGACCGTAATTTACTGGTTGCTAACTGAAAGCGATGATTGGCGAATGGACATCAACAAACTGAGAGTCGACGCCCTCAAAGCCGTTATGGCCGGGGCGTCCCAAAAAGATTTCGCCAATTTGCATGGCCTTGACGCCTCCTATCTGTCCCAAATTCTCAATGGGCACAGAAATCTTGGCGAGAAAGCCGCTGCGAATCTGGAAGAGAAGATCGGCCTGCCACCTGGCAGCTTGGTCAATCCATCTGCGCCTGGAGAAAAGCCGACTGTCAGATCAGGGCTATCGGCAATCGACCAGTTAAAGCAGTCGCTCTCCAAGGTGAAGGGCTTTAGCGCGGAAGCGCGCGACCGAATCGTTGCAGCCGCTGAGGAGCCTGAAGATGGTCCGAGCGGATATCTACCCGCCAGTCTTGCGTCCCTTCGTCCTACCAATGAGGAAATTGTCATTCCTCAATACGACGTGCGCGCGGCCATGGGTCATGGCCAGGTGCCTCCGGATTACACAGAGGTGGTCCGTAACCTGGTAGTGCGGGAGGAGATACTTCGCGAGAAAGGCGTCACGTACACGTCTACCAAATCACTGGCGATGATTAACGGCTGGGGCCAGAGCATGGAAGGCACCATCAATGACAAGGATTTGGTCATTGTCGACAAGGGCGTACAGGACTTCATCGGTGATGGAATCTACGTTCTGACTTGGCACCAGGAGCTTTATATCAAGCGGGTGATGCGCCTCGATGAGGATCATTACCGGTTGATTTCGGATAACCAGCACTATGAAAACCAGACGGCCAGGATCGAAGACGTCACGATCCATGCCAAGGTGCTTCTTATATGGAACGCCCGCAAGGCCTAACCAATCCACACCAAGGAATCGGCTGTGAAAGGAAACCACGACACCGATGGCGTCACGCTAGAAGATCTCCGGTTCAGCGTTGACACAGTGATGCGGTACTTCAGTGAGGTGGGTCGACGGAGTAAATGCCCGCTCTGCCCACACGAAGGTAACTGGCTTTTCCATACCGAAGACGAGAATCGGGACATGGTTAGGATCCATGCTGTCGGCCGGCCTGACCCTTCGACTCAGTACACACCTGTAGCGTTGGTAGAGTGTCCACAGTGCGGATTCCTCACTCAAGTTAATCTGCTATCCGTTCGTGACCATTTCAGAGGACATAGGAATGGCTGAGCACGTCACCCTCGCCCATGACAACACCAAGTCTGCATCTTGGGAGTCAGACTCCAGCTACCAAGCAGACGATAGATCTCTCCTGCTTGAAACGCTGATTGACGAGTGCTCACTGGCTGCTGAGCTCAGCCAAATAGGGGAAAATCAAGCGGCGCTGGAACTGCTTGACAAGGTGCATGCCAGGCTTGGGGTACTTAATAGAGATGCAGCGGGCAAGGTGGACACTAGAGCACCCAATCACCATACTGATGCGATGAACGAGATAACCCGCGAAGAGTTTAATGCCAAACTCGAGACCATCGAAGTCAAGATGGACGCTCGCGTTGAGTCAATGTCCTCGAAAATAGATGTTTTCCTGGCGGCCCAAGCCGAGCGTGACAAGCGACTGGATGACTCCTTAGCAAATATTCGAGGAGATATATCGCGGCTAGGTAGCCTAAAGCTCAGCATTTGGGGAGCGATGTTTACCGGACTCGCGATTACGCTGACAGTGATCGGTTTGGGACTGACCGCATATCAGGCCGGTCAGGCTGACAGGCATCAAGTTGATCAGGCTCCCGCAATCACTGCTCCTCAGCAACAATCCAAATGAAAACAGCCCGCCGTCTAGCGGGCTTTTTTGTGCCCGTCAGAAAGGTGCGGCCTCTTCTACCGCATCAAATTCCTCATGCATCTGAGCCCGCGGATCGTCTTCCGCTGGAGCCTCCCAGCTCAAGGTCACCGACTCATCCTCATCGTTGAACGTCATGTCGATTCCGTCGACGTCTGATAGCACGCCCATCACCTCATCCCACTCGCGATCGCCGTCTGTTTCCAGCCTATGGATGGTCACGCTCTTTCGTTCTTGAGCGATCGGATGGTTAATCATGTTTGAAACCCTGAGATTTAGTCGCTCGATGCCGGACATCGGCTGGCGTTCTTGAGGTTTTTTCTTTTCTGCGCGGGCCATCAGCTTCTCCTTGATTACTGTATGCATGTACAGCTTTCGAAAAAGCATACCGATACTTACAGACCTGTAAAACCCCAAATCCTAATTTTTCTCTCGTCTGTCTTACGACCCCAAAGGACAGCCATTCGCAAAATATTTAGCATTTGCTATTGACGACTAAATTAGCGATTGCTAATTTACACCCATCGCAGCGACAAACCAACGGTGCGACAGGGCCTCAAGAGACCCGCCGCTCTTTAACATCGATAGACCGCCGAGCCTTCAGGCATAGAAGGCCAGCAACCCAACAGGGCAATGCTGCAAACAGGTGTGACGGCAATAGCGCTGTCATTCAAGCGACACGCAAGCCGCGAACGAGGGCGGAAGCGTGATACCGGATGAGCGACCGGGGCCTGATTTGAAAAATCAGATTTCCTCAATGGCCTTGCATGCAGGGCCATTCGGGAAGCAGCATAGAGTGACGATTTAGGAGGTTTTATGAACAAGAAGGAATTGGCCGGAATGGCGCCGGAGTTGCTGGAGGCGCTGGAGGAACTTTTCAAAGAGTACTGCAAGCAAATGGCAAGCGAATACGACTTCCCTGGCCGAGATTGGACGCCAGAGCGCGATGACGACAAGGCTGCCTTGAAGGCCAAGGCGCTGATCGAGAAAGCGCGCAGCACGTAACCACAACGAAATCAGACAGGCCCGCCAAATGCGGGCTTTTTTGTGGCTGCGATTCACTGAAGCACCTGGGCGACCGGGTGCTTTGGGAATCCACTGGAGGAACACGAAATGCCGAATTGGGTAACCAACAAAGTCAGCGCCCCAAAAGAGGTTCTGCAATCGCTGATCAACGCGGATGGTCGGATCGACTTCAACATGCTGATCACTTTTGCCGGATCCTTCCCCTGGAGCGGGATTGATAGTGCTGCCGAGCAGTGCGCCGAGGTCATAACCGCTCAACCGCTGGATGGGCACCCGCTGATTGCCTCACTTCAGCAATCGAATCGCCGAGGCGCCAATGCGCTGAAGCTCAGCGACGAGCAGTTTGAACAGTTCGTACAGATGCTGCGCAACAAGCGTCAGACCGGGCACTTCCATACCCTGGACTTCGCCAACGCAAACTGGGGCACGAAGTGGAACGCCTGCGACCAAGATCCAGATATCGAATCAGGCACCTTGAAATTCGATACCGCTTGGAGCTGCCCCGAGCCCGTCCTTAAGGCCCTATCCGCCAAGCATCCTGAAGCCGAAATTTGCGTGGTTTATGCCGATGAAGACATCGGTAGCAACTGCGGGACGCTGAAGCTGAAAGGCGGCGACTTTGTGTCTCGTGATGAATCGAAAGGCTGGAACAAAATGTCGGAGGCCGATCAAGAAAAGTGGCAGGCCTTTGCATATGAGGTGAAAGGCTGGGAGCCGGAGTCGGACGAAGACTGACCCATCACTCCTGCGCATTCACAGAGTGCGCAGTGGGATGTGGAAGACTTCTGCACCGCGCAACGCGGCCCCCTGCATCACCCCCTACCCCACAACGACCGCATCGACAGGTGCCCGCGTGCTTCACGGCACGGGCTTGGTCACCTGCGCGGGCATCTGATCAATGCGGTCTCAGCTCGCCACGGAGGCGACCATGACTTACGAAGTGATCATTGAGGAGTTCGTCCTCGAAGTGTTCATCACCACCATCGTTGATGTGAAAGCTTCGCCGTCCACCTGGGCAAGCGATTGGGACCACAGCGGCTATCGCGAGCTGGAGTTCGAAGTCTGGTCAGGAAAGAGCTACGACGATGACGGCGTGCCTATGGATCTGGGCAAGAACGGTTGCGCGGCAGCTGCTGAACAGTACGCCGAGGAAATCGAAGCCGAGCTTTGGCGCCAGATCAATGCGGCAAAGACTGGTCGGAGGGCAGCATGACACCTCATGACATCGCGATTCACCGGATTGAAAGCGAGCTCAAGTACATCCCGACCTCGATCCTTCCGGTCCACATTGCAGAGCGGGCCTGTATGGCCGCCTACCTGTCCTACGAACTCTCGGTGATTACCGCTCAAGAGCGTGACGATCTGGTGAAGCGTATCCGCGCCGCCGAGATGATTCGCTTCCGTGAGCTTCTGGAGGCTGCAGCATGAGCACGCCAATCGTGAAATCCCTGATCGACGAGCAGATCGACGACATCGAACGAAAGCTGGCGGTGATGGGCTTCGGCCTTCCGTTCAACGAGGTGCTCGGCCTGCCGCGCGAGATGCGGGTGTGTGATCTGAAACAGCGCCTGGCACCGAGCATGAAAGGTCGGCGGATCGCGGTGAGGGTTCGGCCATGAGCAGTCTTGATCTCTGGAAAGAGCTGATCGCTGAATCACTTGAACAGCATGGCGTGGCGGCTACTGCCGAGCAGATAGACCTGGTCGCGGAAGACGCTGCGGGGATTGCGGAAAGCATCAGCGAGCATTCCTTTCGCCCAGCCGACCCTATGATGCGCGAGCTAGCCGAATCTCAGGCAGCGCTTCGGCGTGAGCAGTCCAAGGTCACATGCGCGCCTTGTCATGGCTCAGGAGTCATCACGACATCCGGCCCGTACCACGGAAGCACCTCGCAGTGCTGGAAATGCCGAGGTGAAGGTAGGCACACGCCATGACCCGCTACCAGCACGCCAAGCGTTGGGCATTCTGGCGCGGCAGCTTCTTCACCCTGCTGTTCTGCTCTGCCTGGATGATCGCCAGCGCTTACGCACCGCACTGATTCAACCCCCACCCTATTCAATCGCAGCGCCCCGGCACACGGATGGCGCGGGAGACTCCGCATGTCTGCAACTCAGCAGATCGTCAGCATTGACGACATCAACGAATCAAACGCTCCAGCCATTTACGTGCTGGGCGGGCTGAAGCCTTTCCTCGAGCACGCCAAGGCGGAAGTCTCCGGTGAAGTGCCAGACCTCACCACTCGCAAGGGCCGTGAGCGCATCGCCAGCTTGGCGGCAAAGGTCAGCAAGTCGAAGACGGCGGTCGAGAAGCCGGGCCGCGACTACCTGCGCCGTCTGAAGGAAATGCCGAAGGTTGTCGAGGCCGAGCTGCGCGAGTTCGTCACCGAGATGGACGCACTGCGAGACCAGGTGCGGCAGCCTCTTACTGAATGGCAGTCCGCCGAGGATGCGCGGGTTGATCGTCACAACGACCGCCTGACGTGGCTGCGGGAATTGCCGCTGAATCTGTCCGGCGCTACCTCAGTGCACGTCCAAGGCCTCATCGATCAGGCTGACGCTGTCGCGATTGACGATGAATGGGAAGAGTTCAAAGCGGAGGCCGCCAGCACCAAGGATCTCGCGATCAAGGCGCTCCGGGCGATCCATGCCGAACTTCAGCGCTACGAAGCCGAACAGGCTGAACTGGCCCGCCATCGCGCCGAAGCCGAAGCGCGTGCCCAGCGTGAGCGTGAGGCGCAGATCGCCCGAGAAGCCGAAGAGCGCGTGCGCCGTGAAGCAGAAGCTGCCGCCCAGGCTGAACGCGAAGCCGTCATCCGCAGAGAAGCAGATGCCAAGGCCGCCGCAGAACGCCGCGAGCTTGAACTGAAGCTTCAGGCCGAACAGGCAGAACGCACAGCTGCACAGGCCGAGGCCAATCGGCTCGCAGCCATCCAGCAGGCCGAGCAGGACCGCATCGCTGCAGAGGAGCGCCAAGCCGCCGCGGTTGAGCGAGCTCGTCAGGAAGAGCTTGATCGCCAAGCTGCAGCAGTAGCCTTCGAGCTCCAGCAGGTCCAGGCCCGCGAAGCCGACAAGGCGCACAAAGGCGCCATCTACAAGGCCGCCAAAGAGGCCTTCATGCAGAACGGCATGACCGAAGACTGCGCACGCCTGGCCGTGAAGCTGATCGCCAGCAACTTCATCCCTGCCGTCAAAATCGAATATTGAGGTCGCCATGAATCAGGCAGTCACCACTATCACGCAGGACATTTACGCGCAGCGGAATCAGTTCGCGAATGTCCTGACCGACCGGTCGCTCAACTTCGAGCGCGAGGCCGAGTTCGCCATACAGGTGATCACGGCCAACGAGTACGCCACCAAGATCGCCTTGCAGAACCGCCAGTCGGTGGCCAATGCCATCACCAACATTGCCGCGATCGGCATCAGCCTCAACCCTGCGAAGAAGCAGGCCTATCTAGTGCCGCGTGACGGGAAGATATGCCTCGACATCAGTTACATCGGCCTGATGGATCTGGCCATGTCTACCGGCGCCATTCGCTGGGCCCAGGCCGAACTGGTCTACGCAGCGGACTCCTTCTCTCTCAACGGCTTCGACAAGCCGCCATCCCACTCCTACAACCCGTTCGCCAAGGATCGCGGTGAGCCGATTGGTGTGTACGTGGTGGTCAAGACAGCCGACGGTGACTACCTCACCGAGACGATGAGCATCGACGACGTGAACGCCATCCGTGATCGGTCAAGCGCCTGGAAGGCCTGGATTGGCAAGCAGAAGAGCTGCCCATGGGTAACCGACCCTGGCGAGATGGCCAAGAAGACGGTGGTCAAGCGCGGCTACAAATATTGGCCTAAGACGGACCGCCTTGAACAGGCCATCCACCACCTGAACACCGATGGCGGAGAGGGCTTGGTTGGGATGCCGGGTTCTGCGCCGAGCGATCCCGAGTTGGTAAACAACTGGATCGACCTGGCAATGAAGGCCGGCAGCCTCGAATCACTGGCCGACGTGTACCACCAGGGCACGGCAGCTATGAAGCAAGCCAAAGACGCTGCTGGCCATGCCCGCTTCAAGGCGGAAGTGACCAAGCGCAGCGAAACCCTTAAAGCAGAAGCCGCGCCCATCGAAGGCGAGGCTGAGGAGGTGTTAGATGGAGCAGCGTAGCGCGGAATGGTTTGCGGCTCGGCTGGGCTGCGTGACCGCCAGCAAAGTTAAGGATGTGATGGCCAGCGGTCGCGGTGGAGCGCCGTCAGCCACTCGCAAGAATTACATGATGGAGCTTCTGTGCGAGCGCCTCACCGGCCAACAAGGCGGCGCGGATCTCTCCCGGAATGCTGCCGTGCAACGCGGTGTCGAGTTGGAGCCGTTCGCAGGCATGGCCTACGAGTCGGACAAGGGGATCATGATCGTCGAGTCCGGCCTGATCATGCACCCAACTATCGCCCGCTTCGGCGCTTCGCCTGACGGCCTCATCGGTGATGACGGTGTGTTGGAGATCAAATGTCCCAACACGGCCACTCACATCGCAACCATGCAGTCCGGCAGGCATGACCCCCAATACGAGTGGCAGATGCTTGCTCAGATGGCCTGTACCGGTCGCCAGTGGGCGGACTTCGTGAGCTACGACGACCGCCTGCCAGAGCCGCTGCAATACATCTGCCACCGCTACGAGCG